CCTTAGTATTATAGGGCATCTGGGGTCAGGTGTCAACTGTGCCAGTCGGGAAACTGGTCAGGTCTTCATAATGAAGGCAAGAGCATAATATGGTGGTCTGTTTTCGTGGTAATTATTTCCACCAGTGCTTCCAGAATTCCGAGTAGAAGTATTATCATTATCACCAGATCCACTACCTGCCTGGTCTTGACCACCAGAATTAACATTATATTGCTCAGTGTGAGTATGTGCCGCTAATTCAGCAACAGTCAGTTGGTGAGAAGTTTCACCACCAATATCACCAGGTTCATAAGTATCATCAATGGCACCAGTAGTAACATTAAATCCTGGTCCTGTTTGCGTTGTAATTCCAGTTTTGCTGGCATCATTGGCACCAACAATAAATCTATTTCTCAAATCTGGTGTGCTGTTGGTTCCATCACAAAGTGCCCATCCAGAAGGTATTGTAGTTCCAGACCACATTACAATGACGCCAGTTGGAATAGAAACAATACCTGTTAAGTCTGCTCCACTTCCAACAAACTTTGTTGCAGTTATAATACCTGAAGAAGAAACATTGCCAGATGAGGTAATTGTAAGTGCAGATCCAACGGAAAAAGAATTTTCAACGGATAAATTCTTTACTGAAAGATTATCATACTTAAACTCTCCACCAATTGTAACATCCTTATAAAAAGTTACGTCATTATTAAAATAAGTTGGATTTCCAAAAGTGTTTATATCTGCCATGGTTCTAGAAGAGAGCGTCTACGGCGGCACCGACAATTGGTATATTCCCAATCCCAGTCACAGCACCAACTGTTTTAAGAACATCAAGACCAATAAATGAATCTGCGGTTACTCTTTGTACAAAACTACCAATGGTTGATTCTACAAGATTTCCAGAAAGTCCACCAATAACATCAACAGATTGACCATCAAATGTCACATCACCATTTTTTGCTTTTAGATTGATATTTCTACCTGCTAAAAGGTCAATATCATCATCAGCCTGAATCATAATATTTGCACCTTTAATTCTAATATTACCATTTTCCATACAAGTAATGGTAATATCACCATTTTTTGCCGCAATTTGAATATCAATACCACCAGGGGGATTTTTTCCACCAGCACAAATCTCTATGGATCTATCATTAAGAAGGGAATACATTCCGCTTTCAGAGTATAAACACAAATTAACGTCTTTATTATCTGTAAATCCATACCACTGATAAACGGCAGTGCCATCACCATTCATTTGGGGATTATTAATGTCTAACCCGTACTTGTACCCCCATTTGGTGTAGTCTCTACGTTCCCAATTTTGATTCGGTCTTTCTGCCATCTTATGTTACACAATCTATTACGCTTACAACTTCTCCTTGTGGAGTAAATGGTCCCATCAGTGGTCTTATAAGTGCTCCTATACCTGTGGATGTGTTGATAGTGATATTTGGTAATGTTTCTACCTTCACATTATTTATTGGCGTTGCCGATATAACTCGTCCATTATCAACGGTCAAACTATACTCGTTTCCGTTATCATCAGTCGCAGTATCATCGGGGGAATATCCAATTCCTGGTGATAAAACAGTTGTATCAGTTACCGTATATTCATCATCACCTTCTACTGGATAATTCTCGCCCTCAGAAACAATATAAACACCAGTAATTTGTCCAGTATTATAATCAACAATTGCTCTACCAACTGCACCATATCCAAGTCCACAAGAATCTTCAAAGGTTACGATTGGTGGTGCATAAGTATAACCAGAACCTGGATCAGTAATTTCTACACCAATAATACTACCAGTTCTCGCAACAGAAGAAACAACATCTCCAAGACCATCAGTATTATTGACAATTCCGCCCATAATTGCCTTACCAGCACCACCAATACCATTTCCACCAAAGAAGGATACGGTAGGACCACCACAACTTGATGGATTGCCACAATCTGGTTTTGTATAAGGGGAAGTTTCGGATGATATTCCAGACAGTGCATTTGATATATTCATTGCATCAAATGCTTTGTCCATTGCACTAGTAATACCTGCCCTATTTTTTGCACCATATCCAATAGTCCAGGTTGGAATTACTTGACATTTTTCTCCAGTCTGATTACAACTGAAGAAAGCCTGAATTTTTTTGGCAATATCCGCAGACCCGCGAAGGAAATCGGCAACCTTAAATGCTGGATCTAAAATCTTGGCAAGACCTCCAATAACAGAATCCAATCCAGAGGAAATTTGATCAATAATGCCATTGAGCAGAGAACCAACAAATTGTTCTGCCGCACACACACCAAAGTTTACGACTTCTACAATTGTTGACTCTAACAGTCCTTTGATTGTATCTCCAAGACCATTGATAATTTTTGCGGCAACACACTTAGCAGCATCTTGCATGGATTTTATTGCTGGAACCATTGCCTCTTGTGCATTTTTTCCTGCCAAGTGGGCAAGAAAAGGGTTTCCAGTTGATGCCAAAACTGATGCATATACTGACTTATACAACTTATCTAGACCACTCTTCAATAGAGGAATCATTTCCTCATATAAAGATCTGAATAAATCTCCTACAAGATTATTTGCGAGTTTTTGTAATTTCTTGACAGCACTTTGAACATCGCCAAGAAAATTAGTTGCCTCAGTCGTTATTTTAAGGAGATTTTCTATGACGCCGATAACTTCCGTAAAGAATGTCTTATCGCTTTCCGAACAAGTATCGGCAAGTGTTACAGTTTGTCCAGTTAAAGAACTGGGTGTCTTTCCTACAATATTTTGATTTGTTTTGGCAGCGTTTCTAGATTGACCAGCAACTTCAGGTTCTGTTGCTATACAGTTGTTGTTTTCACCACTTCCGCCACCAAAAGATCCAACTGGTCCTTCAGAAACATCTTCTGTTCTAGTCAGTGCTCCCATAATGACGGGAATCTGAGCACTGGCACCATCCAAAAAGAAACCCATCACAGTATCACCAGGTCTTAATCTGGTGCTCTGGGCATAATTTGCGGCACCAGTTCCTGATGTTGACGGCAACATTGCTAGTGCATAAGGCAAATCATTAATAGACAGTTCACTCTCTTCTTCTGGATGATAACCTAAAATTCTTACCTTATACCTATCACCCCAACCATTTCCATCTGCCTGCAATGCCCATGAGTTGTCGCCAGAATCCTTATCACTGGTGTTTACGGAAGGGATTTGACCCAACCACCAGTTAAAACCCTCCTTACCAACAAACCCTATGTTGCTGCTCATTTATGCTTTGTTTTTATTAGTATATAGACCGTATGTGTCACGAACGAGAGTCATAGATGTGAAAGAATTTGTAGAATCAAAACTATGACACAAGTCCATAATTAAGTATTTACCACTCTGAACTGGGTCAGAAGAACCCTGCTCTTTTCTATCAGAAATAATCTCAAAATTACACTCAATTGTATCACCAGCTCTCAGATTTTCATTATATGGAACTTGAAGGTGAACGACTTGCGTAAACAATAGATTATATCTCGTTGTAGCAGTTGCTTGCCATCTCTTAGGATCATTGTTTGGATCCTTATTGTCTGGTTTTACAAGTGTTCCAATATCCAAAACATGATAGTGAGTTCTGGTATGAACAGTGTTTTTATTATTACCGCAAGGTTCTGGAATTGGTGGTTTCTTTCCTAATGATTTCTCCAATCCTTTATCACCCAACTTATAAATTACCTGCTCATAGTTAAAGTTCTCTGGATTAAAGAAGATATTCTTACTATAATATACACCAGACTTGAGAGCATTGATTAGATTCTGATTTTTATTTACGGAGAACTTATTAATCTTGTAGTTATTTTGATCGTCTGCCACACCAGATCTAAGTGCATCTGTGCGGAAAAATGGAGTTCCTTTGTTTACGGCATCCTGAGAAATCAGACTATTAATAGACTTAAACTGTAGACCATCTCGTGTCTCATAAAAGAAGAATCCAGGTTCTCCTATAGTGGGTACAGATTTTGATGCCAGAGAACAAATTAAGTCAAAGACATTCTTACTGTTCCCAATAAAATTATAAGAATTTGAGGTATTTTCTAATGTCCCAACCTTCATATTTGGTAGATACTGGTTAATTAGTTTCTGAACAGTATCTTTAATATTACCAGTATGCTTTTTATATACACTAGACTCTTGATTGAGGCAGGCAGATTCTGATACAAGGCTCAGTGCGATTACTTCTCTATTAGAATCTTGTGATGGTTGAATAACTCCATTCACTACAAATGGAATCTTTGTAAAATCAAGTGATCCTTTCTTGAATATAATTCTCTCGCCACCAGTAATTGGAAGACCATTATATATTGATGTCAACTTATTATCCTGTCTATCATATTCTTTGTTGGGTGTAATCGCACCACCAGCATCAACGAAAGTCAATAATGCCGTAACATTAGGAGACAATAAACTCTCGTAGTAAGTAAATCCAACCGTCTTACCTACAAGATTTACCTCTCTATCACCTTTTTGGATGACAAGTTTTTCATAAATCGTTGATGATGCTGTGTTTGCCATTTATCTTATGCCCTCCATAGTGCCGATGGTTTTG